CAGAAGACGGCATACGAGATGCTCAGGAGTCTCGTGGGCTCGGAGATGTGTATAAGAGACAGGTCGGTGGTAGCGTGGACGATCTCTTTGTTTTCGGTAGCCATGTTCTGTTCCTCCTATCAGATGAGCTTGCGAATCTTCGCCAGCTGGTCTACTCCGTTGATGCGGAAAACCTCGTTGATTTTGTCGAGGCACACGCGCTCTTTGCCGTCCATCTCAATCATGATGAACGTAGGCTCGATGGTGATGGAGCTTCCCATCTGTTCCCGCTGCTTCACGGTGCCGGGCTTGATCTTCTTGCAGCGTCCACGATAGACCACACGCATACCGATCTCGTCCTCGTCCTGGGGCGCTCTCTGGGATTGCTGGATGGCTCCGCGCAGCGTCAGCTCGATTGCCTTTGTGGGGCTGATCAGCTGGAAGTAATCCTCATTGATGCAGCGGAATGGGATTTCCTGCTCCATGCTGCCGTAATGTCCGATCACGATGGCCTCGTACTCACCGAGGATGCCGTTGCCGGAGGTGGTAGAAGTCATGCTCTCGAAGTCGGGAATGGCCACCTCACCAGTCATGCCGAGCAGCCTGTTCCCGGTCAGGTAAAGGTTGAAGTTATTGATAACTTCCGGGATCATGGAAATTGCCATTGTAGGTTACCTCCCTTCGCTTAACCGCCCAGCGCTGTTGCCAGCGCATTCGGGTCAAACTCCAAAATGTTGAGGATGTCCTCTGCCGGGGGATACGGGGTCAGGTACTGATGGAACGTCAGCTTTCCGTTGATCAGATTGGTGACCGGGTTCTCATCGGGGTTGTACTTGATTTCCGCCCTGGCGCACTTCTTAGCTGCGACGTAGGCCGCTCCCCGGATGTTTTCGCTGTCCACGATGGTTTCCAGGAGGACCGGGTTCGCGGGGTCATCGACTTTCTGGAAGTAGGTCAGGATGAAGCTGTTTCCCCACCAGCTGAAGAAACGGCGGCAGCAGAACCACATATCCTTCGGGTCGCTGCTGGCGGGATAGGCAGCGGTGCGGTTACCCCAGGTCCGCCAGCCGTTGACGTTGATGGCGGTGGAAACGCCGAAGCTGTTAACGGCGTTGCCCTGGAGTTGGTCCAGAACGACCTCCGTCTCTCCGTCCGCCAGGACGGTCCCGGTGATGCCGATCAGCTTGTTGGAAGGGGAAAGGTTCGGCACGTCATCGTTGTTCGCGTCGAGATAGGCGGTCAATGCGCCCATGATGGAGGACATCCAGAACCAGCTGGAGCCGACCGCCACGCAAGGCCAGAGGGCCATGATGTGTTTGTTTGTGCAGCCCTGGGCTTCCTTCTGCATCTTGACCTTGTCGTAGGCTGTGCAGCCATCGGAGGTGCTGTCGATGTCGATGAAGCCCTCGCACGTGAAGTAGCCGTTGATTTCCTCGGTCTTTGCGGCCAGGACGATGCCCACGTCCGGGATGTGGCTCCAGCCGGGAGCCAGCAACAGGCCGGGGGTCATGCCGAGTTTCGGGTAGACCTGGCGGAGGACCTCGAAGCCCTTTTCACCGCCTGTGGCACTCACTCCGATCACATCGTCCTTGTCCACAGCGGTGGGGTCGATGGTGGTGGCCTCCACCTGGATTTTGGTGGCGCTTGCGCCGTCTCCGCTGGCGGTCAGGGTCACGTCCAGATTCCCGTCATCGTCAAAGGCGAGGAGGTAATCCGTATCAAGGACCAGGGGCGTTGCGGCTCCACCGGTATCCGCAGCCGGAAGCGACACGGTGACGGTGTCCAGGAGGATTCCAGTCACAGGGACCTTTGCCTCCAGGTCAACCACAGGGATGGTCTGCGCCTCCATCTTCTTCTTGTGCTTCTTGGGGTCCAGGACGTTCACGAAAACGACCGGGGCCACGCCGATCAGCATGAAGCTGGCGTACATGGATTCGCAGAGGGTGTAGTTCTTGTAGTCCGAGGAATAGCCGAGCTTCCGCACCGCCTCCGACCAGCTGTAGGCAATGACCGGGGTGTTGGTCACATGGTAGGGGTCCTCCGCCAGGTTGACTGGGGCCGTTCCGAAAACGACCTGAAGTCCGGCAGTCCCCAGGATGGGAGCCAGGAGGCTGGTAGCCTGTTCCTGGATTCTTACGCCATGCTGAAAAGCCATGATTACATATCTCCTTTCTCGATGGCGGTCTTTTCTCTCTCCGCCTTGGAATAGAGGGTGTACACGCCACCGCTCCGGTTGTCGATCTGCTGGAGCGCCTTTGCGAGACTGTGGATGGGAATACAAAGGCCAGCCAGCCAGGGCCGCTTCTCAATCGCCGCGCTCAGGCGATCCGGCAGTTTCTCGTAGGTGGTGTTCCGTGTGGCCACACCGTCAATGGTGGGACCAACGTACATACGCTTGCTCATGTGTATTTGCTCCCTTCTACCCTTGGCGCTGCCAAGGTAAAAATCATTTCGGATGTTCCGACGAAATACGGGTAGCTGTAGTCATCGTCAATCTCGAAGTAGGATTTGCTGTCAGTATAAAACCCTTTGAGATTCGGGTGCTTCATGTAGTGTTCCTGGATGCGCTCCAGGACTTCTACCAATGCGAAGATTCCGAGGTTTCTGTGGTCCCAGCCTTTGTTGGGGTCATCCGGGTCCTGATCCTCCGACTGAGGCGGCGGGTCCCGGTAGTCTCCGATGCCATCGTCATAAATCCCGATCTCTAAAAGCAAATCAACGATCAGCGGGTCCGTGGGAGACGGTATCCCTCCAAAGCGCAGAACGACCTTGATGTAGGGGTACGGGTCCTCTATTGTCTGCGCATCCCTGGGGAGGAGGAATTGGGGGAATACCTTGATCTTCTCCATTGTCCGGTTTGGTGTCTTGTACCGTCGGTCGGAGAAAAGTTTCTCCAGGTCCTCGACAAGGGCCATGATCAATTCTCTTACATTCATGCCGTCTCTTTCGTTCATGCCCTCACCTCTTGCTTGCAAAATAAAGCTCTGTGTTGATGTACTTGGTTATCGATTGCTGGAGGTGTTCCAGGATTTTCGGCTCCTGCGATTCGATGTACTCATCGGTCACGCCAGCCTTGTAAAGCATCATGGGAACGCTGGGGCCATACAGCTCTTGTATCCTGGTATCGTCCAGGTGTCCTGTCTTTCTCAGGTACTCTGCCCAGGCGCTTTTTCGGGCGCTCCATCCGGCAGACTTGTACTTCCTGGGCGGCTCTCGCTGGACCACGGCAATGTGGCCAGACTGGAACCGGGCGATGAACGTCTGGAGGCCGCTCCCACGATTGCTGGTAATCACACGGGGAGATTCCTCTTTCACGATTGCCAGCTTTGTGGCGGGGCTGCCGTGGGAGGACGGTTTTGGTGTCTTTGGCGTTGCCTTGAAGTCTGCAGCTGGCAGGGTACCGCCTTTCGCCGTGAGTGTAGCTTCCTGTTTTCCGGGCGAGGCTCTGTCAATGTCAAACTCTCTTGAAAACTTCACCTTTTGTACCCGGTACCTTTTCTGGGCGGCGGCGGCGAGTTCGCGGGTTGCCCATTTCGCGGTATCATTGATGGCTTTGGACAGGACCTTTGGGGCTTTGTCTCTAAGACTGCCGAGACGCCTTTCGATTTCCTCCAGCTCGACCTCCGCATCTACCGTAAAAATAACGCCGTCATCACTCATCGGTGGCTCCTATTCGCCTCAAGGGTGATCGCGTACATCCCGGATTCGTCGGTGGCATCAACCACGAGGTATTTCTGCCCGTCCAGCTCGACCAGTCCCTTTTGCGCGGGGAGCGGTCCGAAATCTTCAGCGGCAACGAAAAAGAACACTTGTCTGGCGTAGACACCGTCCAGGTGGGACTTCATTTTCTTTTCCCGGTTGACGTTTTCGATGTCATCAAATACGATGGTCATCTTCTTCCCGTTCACCAGGTGTTCCTCTCCGAATTCGTCAGGGTTGAGGAAAGTCTGCTTGATATCCTGCTGCAGAATCTCTTTGAAGCTCATCGCTTCCACGCTCTCCGCCTCCTTTCCGTGATTGGCACCTTGCCGACCAAATCTTCCCCGGTGGCCTCTCCGCCTACGGCGATTCCAGGCAGACCAGGCTCCACCGCTGCCCTCTTTGCGGTTGCCCTGCCCTGTGGCGTGTAATCCTCATCACGCCACAGGGCGGCTCCGCTCTCTACCCAGGCGGCGGCATCCGGGTGTTCTGCGGGGAGGGTGTCCCCTGGCCAGTAGTCCCGGAAGCCGGCCTGGATGTATTCGAGGGCGATCAGGTCAGCCACAAATCTTCACCAGAATTTCAGCGTCCGCTGCAGCGGCAGGGGCGGCGGCGTAGCCAGCGGTGGCATAGCTGACCTTGGCGCTGTCGGTTTTACCGTTATCCGTTTCGTTGGTGATTCCTGTACCATCGAAATAAACGGTTTCGCCCATTGCGATGGCGGCGGTTCCGGTCTTTTTAATCGTGAATACTCCGCCCATGTGCAAGGAGCCGACCTTGCCGGGAGGGATGGGGCATCCTGTTACGCCGATGTGGTCCCCGATTACCACGACGGTGTCCTGGGGGATCAGATCATCGGTGGCGTTGGTGTAGTCCAGCGCCTCTCCGCGCTGGAGGTAGGTTGCAGTTGCCATTTGGTTATCTCCTTTCTCCGATTAGGCTCCGAGTGGGCTGTTGATCTGAACGCCGGGGTTCTTCACAGCTCCACGGAAGTCCATCACGTTGATGCCCCAGTCGAGCCAAATGTCCCACACAAAGCCCAGCTGACCGGGAGTCTCCATCCTGCGGATGGTCGGGATTTCCTGCCCGTTGAGGTAGTCCACCTCAATGAATGCGGTGTCGCTGGGGTTGGCGGTCATGAACCAGGGCATCACATGACCGAATCCGCCAGCCAGCGCATTGATGGTGGGGTCGGTGATGATCTGCATATCCTTGTACTGGTAGAGCGGGTTGACGGCCTGGGTGTTGTCGCTGGTGTGAATGTAGGGGCTGTTGAAAAGGGTATAAATCTGGAAGTCCAGGCCAGCAGGAACGATGATCTTGCCGGGGCGGACGATGATGGGCTGATCGAATTCGTCCTTCTGGGTGGCGATGGCCATAATCATGGACTGGACCGCAGCCTGGGTGATCGCGGTTCCGGTGGTCAGAAGGTTCTTGTGGTCAGCACAGAAAAGCGCCTTGCCGTCGTAGATGGACGGGTTGTTCATCAGAATCTTGTAGCACTGGGTGTTGATGGTCCGCCGTGCTGCCTGGGCGTGTCTGGCGGGAATGGATGTCACCAGGTCGATATCATCGTTGATGAACGCCTGACGGGTGAGCGTGAACTGTTTACCGTAGGTCTTGATCCTGCGGGTGGGGAGCTTTGCATCCGTGGGGCGGTCCCCCTTCAGCTCTCCGCCCTCCGGGACCTCCAGGAAGTCACCGATGGGTCCGGCCAGGTAGTTGTTGTCGTGGGTCTTGAAGTCCTTCAGGCTACCCTTCTTCGTCCACTGGTCGAAGGTGACAGCGGCGGTCCGGTGGCCCTGGACGTATGCCTTTTCGATGGCGTTGTCCAGGATGGCGGGGAAGGCGGCGGTGGGGTTGAAATACTGCCGGGTGCAGACTTCCTGCAGAAGCTCATCGTTGCTCATCCGCCGAGCGCCAGATACGCCAGCCCTCTCCAGGCACTCGATAGCCAGGTCCCGGAGGGTCATGCGGGAAAACTGGGCAGCTCCGTTGGTGGGCTTCTCCGGCTCGACGCCACCTCGAATCAGGAGGCCGTCCGAAGCGTCCCGTCTGAATTCATCCTCGCCGCTGTCGGTGACGTGGATGCCCGTGCCGATGGGGGCGCTGTCTGTACGGAGCTTCTCCAAGATGGCGGCTCGGACCTGATCCTCGCTGGTACCATCTTTGATGTACCGCTGGATGTCCGAATCCTCCACGCCGAAGTCCCGGCACATGGTGGTAATGTTGATGGTGCGGGTGCGCTCCGCTTCGATCTGCCGCTGCCCTTCGTCCTGTCCGCTGG